CGTGATGAGTTTGATATTGATAAGACATTACCATCATCTAATTGAATCAACAGATAACATACATTGAGCCACAAGTTGGCTATCAACAGATTGCGCTTAGTAGTAAGGCGGATATCGTGATCGGAGGAGCAGCGGCATTTGTTGGTAAGACATTTGCTCTGCTCCTTGATCCACTACGTCACATAACTGTACCTGGCTTTGGTGGTGTGATATTTAGACGGACCAGCGTACAGATTAGAAATGAGGGCGGACTCTGGGATACATCAGTGAAGCTGTATCCATTGGTTAATGGTGAGCCAAGAGAATCCAGTCTTGATTGGAAATTCCCATCAGGAGCTAAGATATCTTTTAGGCATTTGGAGTTCGAGAAGAATAAGTATGATTGGCAGGGAGCGCAGATTCCTTTCTTAGGATTTGATGAGCTTACTCACTTCACAGAGTCAATGTTCTTTTATCTGTTATCTCGTAATCGTTCTGGATGTGGAGTTAAACCGTATGTTAGGGCCACATGTAATCCTGATCCTGAGTCATGGGTGTACAAGTTAATTAGTTGGTGGATAGATCCTGAAGATGGCTTCCCAATACTTGAACGTAGAGGTAAGCTGAGATACTTCATAAAGTATGGACATGATTACATATGGGGTGATAATTATGGAGAAGTTTACGACAAAGCAGAGCATATCATCAAGCCAATGATGGACTCATCAGGATTGGAGGCTAAAGACTTTATCAAGTCCATTACTTTTGTCTCAGGTTCCATATATGACAATAAAAAAGGTTTGCAGTATGATCCGTCTTATCCTGGTAATCTACTTAGCCAAGATGAAGATACCAGGCGGCAGTTGTTGGAGGGAAGATGGAAGATAAGCAATAGTCCAATGGATGTGTATGAGCATGATGTGTTCATGGGATTGTTTGAGAATCTTAAAGGTGTGAATAAGACAGGCAAGTACATCACTGCAGACATTGCAATGAAGGGAAGTAATAAGTTAGTAGTTGGTTATTGGGAAGGCATGGAGTTATGTGATATAGAATTAATGGATAAGAGTGATGGTAAGCAAGTGATAGAATTAATTTCTAACATGGCTAAAAAGTATTCAGTAGAAAATCGTTATATTTGTTATGACGCAGATGGTGTAGGCTCATATGTCGATGGGTTCATTCGTGGTGCTGTTCCATTTAACGGTGGTGCTGCACCATTGGCGGTTAAGGATGAGGCATCAGGAAGGTTGATAAAGGAGAACTACATGAACTTAAAGACGCAGTGTTATTATCGTTCAGGCGGTAGGGTTAGTGATGGGCAGATGAAGATAAATAAGAAGGTGGCTGATAAGATGTATGATAATACAATGACCATGCGTCAAAGGTTTATGTATGAAAGAAAAGCCATCAGAAGGGATAAGGCTGACAACGATGGTAAGCTAAGGATCATAGGCAAGGATGAGATGAAGGTGAAGCTTAACGGTGACTCACCGGATTTGCTGGATATGTTCATGATGAGGGAAATATTTGAGTTAAAACCAAAAATGGTATTTGCATATGGGAATGATTGATAGACTCTTCGGACAGACGAAGATTGTTAAAGATCTACAACAACAAGTTAAAGCACTTCAAAGGACAAACGTATCAACAGCATTTAATGTATCAACAAGTATATATCCATCATGGCAGGATGTTGAGAATATCAATACGTACATAACTGTTGATGATGTTTATTCAATCATATCATACCTAGCACAGACAGCGGCAAGGATTCCAATGTATGGCTATGAGATAGTTGATGATTCGGCTATGAAGTCAATGAAGAAGTATTCAAAGACATCATTACTAGGAAAGCATTATCAGACTAAGGCTATGCAAGACTTACCTGAGCAAGATAGATTCGTGGAGTTCTTGAATAATATGTCATATGAGGATAAAGTGATGTATTATACTATACTTTATGTGACTGGTGAGCTGTTCTTGTATAAGGAAGTAATTGAATTGGGACCTAATGCTGGAAAGATAATCTTACATCCAATGAAGGGTGCTAATGTGATAGTTAATATCAGTCAAGAGTTTCCTCAGAGAGTAACAAGCTACAGATATTTTGACATGGGATTTGATGGCAACTTGTCAACAGATGAAGTGATTCACGTGAAATATTACAATCCTTCAATAACCAATGGTCAGCAATGGCGTGGGTTAAGTCCATTGCAGGTGTTAACTAAAAGACTTACCAGGTTAAATGCTGGGATGGATGCATCAGTAGCACAGATGCAGAACGGAGGTGTACCTGGTATAGTGTATGAAAAGAGCGATTTTGCAATAGAAACATTAGGACAAAGAAAGAATGATTTTGCTAGTTATCTTCGTAATAGTTCAAACAAAGGTGCGCCATATTTTGCAGCAGGTGAGATGGGTTACTTGGCTCTTGGGTTATCATTGGCTGATATGGATGTTAGTGATTTGTCTGGTGTTGACTTTACTAAGCTATGTAATGCTTACAAGTTCCCTGAGATACTTTTAAACAATCAAGACAGCAGCACATATAACAATGTTGCATCAGCTGAGAAGTTGCTATATACGAATTCAATACTTCCTAACATATACCTGTTTAGAGATGCCATCGTAAAAGGTGTAATACCTACTTATGCAATGGATGGCGTGAACAGAACTATTGAGATTGACTTGTCAGAGATACCGGCATTGCAGGAAGATATGAAGATGCAAGCTGACGCTCTTAATGCTATGTGGTGGACTACTCCAAATGAGAAGAGAGATATGATGGGCTTTGAGGAATTAGAGGAGCCAATGATGGACCAGATAATAATTGATGCAGGTAAGCAATTGATAACAGACTTAGGAGCGGTTCCTGATGTCACAATGCCTGGTGAATAATGTGGAGAGTATATCTAATAGAGTTTATTTGTGTGGTAATTATATCGGTATTGTGGGTATACTTTATAGATAAAAGTCAAGATGACAGAAACGAAGTCAATAGAACAGATAGTGAGCATCATTGAGAAGAAGATTCTTTTTGTGATATTGGAGCAGTTACCGAATCCTGATTGTCCAAGAAAGCGTGATCAGAACAACTGGAAGATAGAGCAAGTAAAAAAAACATTAGCAGCAAGATTAAATGACACAAGCGGAACAAAATAAATATTTCTACGAGTGGCATAAATTTCAACAAAGGTATGAGAAGTACTACGAAAAGAAGTTTACTGCTGCATTAAAAGTACAAGTGGATGCGTTCCTAAAGAATCAAGATGTGATGGCTATTCCATCATTTCCCATTTATACAGTGTTAGTTAATTTGTATAAGACTGTTGGTCCAAGATGGGCAAGGATATCTAAATTATCAATGACTAAGGCTACAGGACAGATGGGGTTCAATGAAAGGATAGTGGAGTTGATGCGTCAATATTATGGCATTGATTTGCTAAATGATGCTGAAGAAATTAATAATACAACAAGGGCAGTAATACAAAAAATACTTGATGATGCAGCCATAACCGGTGCATCATTTGATGATATAGTCAGACAGATAACAACATCATCAGAACTGGGACCAATGAGAGCGAGAAGGATTGCTAGAACTGAGACCGTAACTGCTGCCAATGGTGCGGCTATGATATATGCTCAGACATCAGGCAATGTTATGGAGAAGGTATGGATAAGTGTGAAGGACAAAAGGACAAGACATAACGCATGGGCGAACCATGTGAGCATTGATGGGACAAAGATAAATATTGAGGAGCCATTCTTATTGAAGTCGCAGAAGCTAGGGGATATCTTTATGATGCAGCCTGGTGTGAGAAAGCAGCCTAATGGCTTGGCAGTTCCTGCGGCTGAGATTGTTAATTGCAGATGTGTTGTTGCATTCAATGCTAAGCGTGATTCACAAGGAAGAATAATCAGAAGATAAATTTTTGTAATTAAATCAAAATAAATTAACTTTATAATCGTGAACAATATTTTTAATATAAAGACTGAAGTGCTTACAGCTGAGATAATGGATATGAATCCCAAGCAAGGGATTATAACCGGTTACTTCTCAAAGTTTAATAATGTCGATGCTGATGGAGATATCATCAGACCAGGTGCATTTACAAAGACTATAAAAGAGCAAGGACCACAATCATCTCTGCCAAGAATCAAGCATCTTCTTAATCACGATCCATCGTTACCGTTAGGTGTACTTACTTCGTTAACTGAAGATAGTTATGGCTTAGCGTATGAGTCACAGATAGGAAGTCATGAGGGTGGTGAGGATTTTATTAAAATGGTTGAGAGCGGTCTTATAACTGAGCATTCAATTGGATTCAAGATCATAAAGAGAAACCTAATCCAAACCTATGAAAACTATCTTAAGAATCCATCTGCAGGACAATATGAGATAACTGAGATAAAACTTTACGAAGGCTCATCACTTACTGCATGGGGAGCAAATCCATTAACGCCAATCACATCACTTAAATCAATGAATGATGTAGATATGTTAATAGCTAAACATGAGGCTATAGATAAGTTCTGCAGAAACACAACAGCAACAGATGATACTATTCAGATGTTGCTATTACATTCAAAACAATTAGCTCAATTAATCTTAGATATGAAGAGTACTACTGAACCGGCTAAAGCCATTCAGCCAGAAGAAAATGTTGCAGATATAATTAGGCAGTTTAACAATAATCTTAAAAAATAAATTAATTCAATAATGGAAAAGAAAGAAATAATGGCGGAATTAGAAGGGTTGAAGTCAACACTTGAAACTTCAATCACTGAAAAAACAAAGAGTGAGATTGCTGATCAATTGAAGTCAGTTCTTGCTGATGTAAACGCAAAGCTTAGTGCTTTTGAAAGTAATGATAATGCTGATGCAGTTAAATCAATGACTGAAGAAGTTGCTAAAGTTAAGGCTGACATGGCTGCAACTATTAAGGCTCTTGATATCGTTCAAGCTCGTGTTAAGTCTACAAAGACTAATACAGTTGAGAAGAAGTCATTTGGTGATGCATTCAACGAAGCATTAGAGAACAACTTTGATAAGATTTCTCAAGTGAAGAAAGGTAGTCCATTCAAAATGGAATTAAAGGCAGTTGGCAACATGTTGTTATCTGCTAACTTAACTGGAGATGGTACTGCTTCTTACAGCGGCCGTCAAGCTATCTTGCCAGCACAGAAAGTAAACATGAGAGATTTAATTCCT